ACCGAATCCAAGCATGAACTCGAATCAGCAGTCGCAAAAGCAGATTGCAATCGTCAATGCGGAATCTGTTCTCTCCGACGAATGCCCGGCGTATGTGATTGACGCCCTTGACGATCTTGTTGAGTCTGGCGTTAGCGTAATTGCCATCACATCAACAAAGGGAAAGGTCGAAGAGGTAAAGCAGCAGCTTCTTGAGATTGGGTTTGATTTCTCCGTTGAGGAGAGCACCTTCCCAGTCGGGTCAATGGACTATTACAAGAAGAGCAGAATTGGACAGATCAGCAGAGCTGGCGCGGCCATCGTTTCTCAATACGACCCAGGCAACGCTGATATCTACCGCGCAGCAGGTGCTGCAATTCCAGAGATTATTGAGACTGAGATTTACAAAGCAGACACGATTAACCTCAACGTTCCGGCTGGTGTGCGGGCAGAAGCCCGTCGTGGTCTTGACTGGAGAAGAGAGTTTGGTCGAGGCGGAATCGGCCCAGGACAGGTAACCGCAAGAATGCTTATCTCCAACAAGATGACCATTCCTCGCGTAAGAAAGATGCGTGCGTATCTTGCTCGACACGAAGTTGACAAGAAGGGCGAGGGCTGGTCGCCAGGACAGAAGGGATTCCCTTCGGCTGGCAGAATTGCTTGGGCCCTTTGGGGCGGAGATCCTGGCAAGGCTTGGTCAAACAAGGTCATGCGATCTGTCGAGGCTAAAGAGCGAAAGCGATAGTCGCGCATGGCTGAAAAGTTTTATCATCAACAGCCCTGCTTCTGTATCCCCTGTCGCGTCATGAAGGCAGATGGCGTCAAGCAGCCAGCTCGTCAGATGGAAGAGCCGGAGCAGCCTAAAAAGAAAGCCAAGCGCTCGAAGAAGGCATAATGGCACACAAAGATCCTGTTACGCCAAAAATGAGGAAGGATGTTTTTGACCGCGACCGAGGCTGTGTCGGGCCGCGAGTTGGAATGCATGAAGAATGCGGCAGCCAGTTTGGGCCGGGCGGTCAGATCATCCTTGAATTAGATCATGTGTTCAATTCAGGTTTTGGCAAGCGCGGACCATCCGAGATGTGGAATTTGGTGACGCTGTGCGGATGGCATCATAGAATGAAAACAGAGTCTTCCCGCAAGTGGCGAGAGGCGCTGTATGAGTATCTGGAGGGGTTTCAGTATGATCGAAGTGAATGACTTTCCTAGGGCCAAGTGCGACAACCGTCAATGCATGGCCAAGTCGGCTGGCATCATCGGTAGGGGCCTAGGCCCTATTGTGAAAAGAGGCAATCAGAAATTTCATATTGCCTGCGTCCCCAATTCCCGCTTGACGAAGGGTGATATCATCAAGTAAGATGATACTCTAAAGGAGGGAGCATGCGGGTATCAATTGGGGTTTCTTGCTACGCGTGTGGCGGTTCGCTGTTTCAGCTATCGTCGCGTTCGTACTTTTGCCCCAACGCTCATTGCAGCCCTGGGGGCAGGGTGATGAGGTCCGAGGACGTTTCTGCGTCTGGGCCATCGTCTTCCTCTAAATGCATTCTTGACCGTTGCACAGCACACGGCAGGGGATTGGAGAACGAAGATGCAGGAAATGGATCTGATGATGCTCGGACGGAAGAAGTTCCTGGAGTATCTGAAGCACTCGCTTGAAAATGGCGCACAAGTAAAGCCAAAAGAGATTATCGCGTTCGAGGCCGCCAACGCGGCATCTAACGACTTGGATGGCTTGGTTGACTACGACGAGATTTTGTCGTATAGAAGGGGTATCTCAATTGCAATGGAGGACTGGGTTACAAACCCGGTTCTAGAAAGCCAGGAAAGTTAATGAAGCAAACGGGACCTAATTTTGCGGAGCAAAGGATTATCCAAAGGAAGAAAACTGCACGGGTATGGAAACTCCTTGAGGAAACGGGAATCAAGCGCCGCTACATCGCAAGGCATCTTGGGGTATCGTATGGGTACCTGAATCAGGTGCAGTATGGACAGGCTCCTATCAGTGGGCCAATGCGGAAAAAGATTTCTGAGTTCCTGGGGATTGATGAGGTCAAATTGTTTGAAGACCTCGATGAGTATCTAAAGAAGGGGGAAGAAAATGGCATTTGACAAGAGCGCACTTAAGGATTACGTTGATGTCGCGGAGCGCATTCGCGCGTGGTACGAGGCGTACCCAAACGCTCGCATTGAAACAAGAATTGTCGAGCACACCGAAAAGCGCGTGGTCATTGAGGCGCGAGCCTATCGCGGCGTCAAGGAAGACAACGGGCTTGACGAAAGGCTTGGCTTTGTGGACGATCGTCCAGCAGGCATTGGACATAGCGCCATGCAGATTCCAGGCGCAACTCCGTACACTCGCGGATCGGAAATCGAAAACTGCGAAACATCTGCAGTTGGTCGCGCGCTGGTCATGGCTGGGCTTCCGTCAAAGCGGATTGCTTCTGACGATGAGATCAAGGCCAAGGGCGGCTCGTCGAAGTCGGTTGCCAAGGCTGCCGCAGAAGTATTCGACGACGCGGTGCTTCCGCCACATGTCCAGAAGTTTGTTGACGAGTTTGACAAGGCGACAAACCTTGACGCGCTCAATGAGATCGGGAAGAAGATTAACGAGTCCAGCGCCGATGGCATTGAGATTGACGACATCTCTCGAGAGTTTCTTGTTAAGAAGTTCAAGGCTCGCAAGGCTGAGCTTCAGTGAGAATTATTGAGCGAAACCCAGAGCATGTAAGCGTTAGCGAACTACGCGAGTTTCTCGCCTGTCCGTTACGCTGGTGGTATAAGTATCGTCTTGGCATGTGGACAAATCGCACCACGCCATACTTTGCCCTTGGGACATCGGTGCATAGTGGCCTTCAGATGTGGTACTCCCACGGCAAGAAGAACGGCGATTTGACCTGGGCCTTCCGGGCGTATCGCGAAACTTGGGTTGAGGAGTCGGCAAAGGTTGACTGGGGCGCAGAGAAAGAGCGGGACATCCTTAGCGAAGGGTTTGCTGGAGAGGAGATGCTGCGACACGGAATCCTTGAGGGTGATGACTGGACGGCAAAGCATGTTGAGCATACGATGATGTCGGAAATCTCTCACTCACGACTTGGCAAGCTTCCAATTAAGCTCAAGACAAAAGTTGACATGATTACGGACGACCTTCGCGTGATTGAGCACAAGACATCAGATCGAAGATGGGAGAAGGAGCGCGAGCATCGCGACATTCAGGCAACCGCCTATGTGTCTGCTGTTCGACAAAACTTTGATCATGACCCTTCGGTTGTGTTTAACATTCTAAGCAAGTCGGCCAAGGGCCCAAATGTCGACAGAAGAATAACGACAAGAACCCAGGACGACATTGATTCGCTCTACATCGGTGCTCGCGCATTTCTTGATGCAATTGAGAAGGGCGCGATCTATCCGAACCCCACGGCGTTTGCTCATGCAACCTGTGAATTCAAGGCGCTTTGCAATCAGTGGGAAAGCCACCCGCAGCAAATGCCAGAGACAAGAAAGAAACTCTTCAATCTTGTCCCAACGCTCAAGAAGGACCTCTTCAAAGACGAAGAGTAAGCATCGCGTTGAACTCGATTTGCTATTCATGCGGAACTGAGTATGATAGAGACCCCGATGATGAAAGCTATCTCTGCGACGATTGTGGAGAAGAAGAGTAAGGAGAAGTCGTGTCAATCATCCCGCTAGACGACATCCTTGATGGTCGTGTCTACTGGAGATGCTACAGCGACATGCCGCGACACAAGAAGCTGTGGCGGCTTACCGACAACAACGCCAGATGGGCGTGGGTTGTCTTGTTGTGTGCGGCATCAGAGACAAATGGCTTGTTTGAATCAGATCAACACATCGAGGCGTTGATTGGAACGCAGAACGCAAAGTTCCTTCCGCAGTTCCGACGCGTTGGACTTCTGGACGGACTTGTGGTGCACGACTGGGACGAGTGGCAGGAGCCGACTGACGGATTGCGCGCGGCGCGAGAAGCAATCGCAGCATCTGCGCGCGGCAGGATGGTGCGCGATGGTGATGAAAAAGAGATTCCATCAAGAAGCATGAAAGAGTGGTTGGAATACATCGTCTCCAGCACCAACAGGCAGGGTCGATTGGTTGAGTTCATGGGCCAGATGATCGGCATTGTTCCGCAAAAGAATGATTACGCAAGAATCGCAAAGCTGATGCGCGAATATCCAGGCGGCATCCCTGCGCTTATGTCGGCAATTTGCGAGGCTGCACTTCGGGACCTGAAAGGTGACCCGATTGCATACTTGACAGCAATGGCAAAAAACGGCAACAATAAGAAGGTTGCGATTTCGGCAAGCGTCCGAGACGCACATTTGGAGGAGTAGTCATGGAACACGAACACTTTTGGGGAATTGCTGGGATGGCCTTCTTGGCCGTCCTTCTTCTTATCGCAGCCTTTACTGACTGGCGGGACGACCGATGACAGACGAGGTTGTTTACCTTGAGGACGTTGCCTACGAAGCCAAGCCCCCGCAGGACCTTCCCAGAGCGCTTCAGGCGGCCGGAATTCCTAAAAGGTATCTAAACAGCACCCTAGCCAATTTCGAGGCTCAGGGTGGCTCTAATACGGCCCTAGAGGCTGCCAGGGAGTGGGCAAAGGCCCCGCTGGGCGAGCGAGGACTGCTTTTCGTTGGACCACCGGGGACGGGAAAGACCCACCTTGCCATCGGGGCGGTGCGGGAGAAAATCGCCAGCGGGACGACTGGGATTCGCTTTATCAATGTGCCCATCTTTTTGGATAAGATTCGGCAGTCGATGAAGTATAGTGACAGTGAAGTTATTGAACTTTTTGACTTCTGCTCATCACGAGCATCTGTCGTGGTATTGGATGATCTTGGGAAGGAGAAGGCAACGGACTGGGCAGCTGAACGGCTGTACGTTCTTGTCGAAAGTAGATATAGTGCCTGCCTCTCGACGATTGCCACGACGAACCGCGGTCTCGATGAACTCGATGTCCTTGGATATGGGGCTCTCGTCTCCCGCCTACAGCAAACCTGTCGCGCTGTCAAAGTGGGAGGGGAAGACCAGCGTATCCGGCTTGGAAGGTTGGACGGACGGGCTTGAGATTGTCCTTGTCGGCAGACCGCCGTCATGGAATCGCGCGTATCGCGTTGCTGGTCGCATCATCTACATGACGCGAGAGGCAAAAGCATGGAAGGAGAAAGTAACGCATGAAACTAGACAGGCGCTCATTAAGCGCCCAGATTTTCTGCCAGTCGACAAGAAGCGGATTGTCATCGATGTGTGGGTGCACTTGAAAAGACCCATGGATGCTGATAATCTGTTGAAGCTAACGCTTGACGCGGTAGCGGCTGGATTGGTCGTCAATGACCGATGGTTTATCCCACGAGTTTGGGAAATGGAATTTGGAGCAGCGGAAGAATATGTCCGACTGGTCCTAAGTCAGGAGAAGTGAGATGGCAAAGGAAAGGATTGAAGTAACTGGCAGGCTTGGAAGCAAGCCAGAGCTTCGCAGCACCAAGACGGGAAAGAACGTTTCCTCATTCAGCGTCGCAGTAAAGAACAAGCGCGCAGGCGAGGAGACAACAAATTGGTACGACGTTTCCATCTGGGAGAAGCAGGCAGAGCTTGCGGTCCAGTTGCTTGACAAGGGCGACCTTGTGTGTGTCGAGGGCGTCCCTTCGGTGAAGTCATTCACGACACGCAACGGCGAAACCAAGTCGTCCATTCAGATCACGGCGCGAACGTTTGACCTTCTTGCCAAGGGCAAGAACGCAACGGTTGCAAAGGCGGCCGCGCCAGAAGAAGACTTTTCAGAGGTTCCGTTCTGATGGATCTCGCGACATTCTTTAGCTACGTGGCGGCTGTCGTAATCGGCAGCACGCTCTCTTTAGTCTTGTGGGGCCTGTGGTTCAAGATTGTAAATCGCTGATCGGTTTTCGGTCACGATACCCAAGAGATCAACGTGAAACCTCGGTTGCGGATACTGGTTCCGCGCGCGACGGCTCAAGATGAAAGAGGATCGCATGGTAATCGCCAATGTTAACGGATTGATTACCATGCTTCCTTTTCGTCTGCTCCGTTCCGACGGCACGTCGAAAATTTTTTTGGGGAAAATTGAAGTAGCGGCTAGTCTGGCCCCTACCATCATTCGCCTGCTTCCCAACCGCCGCTACCGGCAACTGCTTGCCACACGAGTGGTACCAGCAGTCCGGCCAAGGCTCTGGGCAGCCTGGTTGCTTGATGCATGGCATGTCAGTACACCGATAGACGAACGGTCCCTTGTAAAGGTGAGGAAGATCAAGTGAAGGGGAAAGAGATTGCTGAGATCGAGTATCGAGGCAAACCAGTCAAGCTCTACATGGATCGATACCCTAGCGGAAAAGTTGCTATCATTGCCTACGGCGTCTATGGCGATCCCTATGGGACCCTTAGCGCCAGCCTTGACCACCTGCCACCACCACCAGAAGGATCGTTTTGGGTCAAGGGGTGGGGGGAACACAGAGAGTTTGCTGCGTGCGCATGGGGAAGCAATGTATTCACTAAGGTGGGTACGACACGGCTTCCGTACTGTAGTGGGTTCATTACTGTAGAGGCTTGGTCAATCAAGCCATAAGGAGGGAATATGAACGAGCAGACAACGATCGTGCGCCCAGCCATCGAAAAGATGGAGGATGTGGTGTACGCCGACGGGTGGGATAACTGCCTGATTGGACACGGGACAATCTTTCATGGGAGCGATGGGCCAAAGGTTGTGGCGATCTATGACCGCAATAAGATCCTCCAGACCCTTCTGGATGACTTTATTCAGACATGTGAAGCAAACCACCCTGGAGACACGCACGAGACGTGCTACCACTTCGAGGAGGCAGACGAGTACATCAGCTTCAATATCGAAGGTGCGTACCTGTCTCCCGGCATGCCTGTGTTTGCCGTGATTGAGAAGGAGTGCGAGTGTGGGTGAGGTAGATTTCGACCCCTGCGCCCAGCACGATCCGAAGTTCTCAAAAGATCAGCAGTTCACATTCCATTGTGACGACTGCTTTGATAATGCAATTAAAGAGCACAAGTGCGAGGATTACTATATTCCCAGCACAAAGGATTGCGAGCTTTGCTGGCTCGCGGAAAAGTAGGAGAGAACCATGGCAGAAGGACAAATCACCGTAGAGATGCTGTTGATAAAGATTGGCCAGCTGTCCGTTCAGCTCGATCTTGCCAATGCGCATATTGTTCAACTGAACGAAGAGATCAAGAAGCTTAAGGAAAAGAAGGAAGAGAAGTCATGAGCAGGGTGTCAACGTTGCTGAACAAGATATCGGGGGAGCTTGCAGTCGTACTGCTGATTGGCCTCGTCTCAACAACAACCGCGTGGACGGCGATTCAGGCGTCCTTCCACAGCAACGCGTCTTCTGCTGCATACAGCCAATATCAGCTGATCATCGCTGATGCGAATAACCTGTGGATCACGGCAGAGGTGAAGTACCGAGCCGACCTGTTGACTTGGGATACCGACCTTGGCGGCTCCTATGAGTTCAGCCTCTATGCGGTGCCATGCCAGCAGGAAAACCCAGAAGGACAACTGCCAGACTGCACCGAGTATATGGACGCCGTGTACGGACCATACAACGAGATGTACGACAGCGGTGAAGGCCCCCTCGCCGAATCAGATCTTGAGGGGAACTACAGCAACCGGCTACAGGTCCTTACGGGCATCTTTGCCGTCGCCCTGTTTGCGCTTGGCGTCACCTCTCCAATGAAGAGTCGGAAAAATGCCTCGTACCTTGTTGCGTTTGCCGCAGCACTCTGGTCGGTCGGCATTGCCCTTATGGCAGCAATCCCCGTCATTTTACTTTAGGAGGAAACATGATCACACAAGATTGTTGCATCTGTGCATGCGTTGGGTGTAGTGAGGGAAACTGCTGCGACCATACGGTCGATAGCCGTGGGGACGTGGCCCTCAGCTTCAGTTCGTATCAACGTGGTGCCGCCGTTACGGCACGCGGAGATATCGCAATCCCAGGCGTGAAAGGTCGCGCCGCCATTGCCTGCATGGGCTTGGCGGGTGAGTCGGGAGAGTTGATTGATCACCTGAAGAAGTGGGTTGGTCACGGCCACGATCTTGACCGCGCCTACCTGACCATGGAACTTGGCGATATCCTTTGGTATATCTCCGAGATTGCCACGGTGACCGGCATTGACCTTGGGGAGGTTGCCCAGATCAATGAGCGGAAGCTGCAGATGAGGTATCCGAAGGGGTTTTCTATCGAACGTAGCAGGAACAGGGAGGATCAATGAGCGAAAATACTGAATCATTCATTCTCATGGCGATCGCGGGTGCTGTCGTCATCATCTCCCTGCTTTACTCTGTTGGTTGCTGATGATTCGCAAGTGCGTTCGGTGTCTTGAGTGGTGGCCCTCAGATCGAGAGTTTTACTATTCCAAGAAACACGGACGCTGTATCGCGTGCGAGGTAGAGGTCGAAGACTTGAATCGACGCCGCGAATACATGCGCCAGGCAGCCCAAAAGTATCGCGATAAAATTAAGGCGGCTTCATAATGTCTTACGCAATTGCAAACATTCCACCAATCTCGTGCTACGTCCGCAAGGAGTACCTTCGCGACCTCCAGGACGGATATGGCGAGTTCACGCCAGCCTACTGGGTGACCGTCAAGGCGATTCGCCACCGCGCCCTCTATGTCGAAGCGTTTCTTCCGGAGTACGGCGCGCTGTACGACAAGCTTCCGATCAGCGCCTATGTATGGAAACCCGAAACCCCAACGCCAGATTTGCCGCTTGGGGACCTGCAGTTGTGGGACGCAAACTCGCCACAACTTGCGGTGATTGAGAAGGCAGCCCTCAAGAACATGCGCTGCTCATTCCGCTCGCAGAACGGTGCATGGCACAACGGGCACTACCTGTTCACCGTGGATATGGTGCACTCTGATCCGAATGAGATTGACGCGAACTGGGCGAGACTACCAGCAGAACACAAATCATATAATTTTATGAAGCTCGACAACGGCCAGTTTGCCGCACAGCCAAACAACCGTGTCTTGTGGCAGGACGAGGCGCTCGTCTTTAAGAATCGCAAGATCCCCGACTTCAAGGTCAGCACCCAGGAGTTCTCTGCCGAGTCTGGCAGATGGGCGCTTGGCGATAGCGACTCATGGGATTATTCAAAGAAGGAGGAGAAGTAATGCACCCGCTCGACGAACTCTGGAGCTCAGTTGACAACGAGCTCCCCGATTCATGGGTTTTTGACGGCGTTTCGCGCGGTCTGCTCTTGTGGATTGCGACTGCGGTAAACTACTCTGGCGTGGAGCACCGAATTGTCAGAGGCGTATCTAAAAGCCCAATTGAGGCGGTGCAAAAGATGATTGCCGCCACAAAGAGGGAGAACCATGGGTAAGAAGTTTAAGCAAATCAAGAATCAGGCGAAGCAGAACCTGCCCTCGTTGTATGCGGGCGGGCCGATTGCCCACGAGATGCACCCGGGAAATACGATGGGACTTCTCGAACTTCAGCGCGATTGCATGCACAACAACATTGCCTTCAAATGGAAGATGGTCCACGGATCGTCAATCCTGACGGACGCTCGCAATGTCTTGCTGCACTCATTCCTGGAGAGCGGCTACTCGCATCTCTTCATGGTTGACTCAGATATCGAGTTTACCGGCAAGGATGTCTTGAGGGCTATGGCCTCTGGTGAGTCGATTGTCGCCCTGCCATGCGCAAAGCGAATTGCAAACTTTGATCTTGCGGTGGAAGTGCTACGAAAGTATCCAGAGATCCCAGCAAGAAATCTTCCTGCCTACATCGGCGGAATGAACTTCCTGCCGATTGATGAAGAGCGACCGGATTCAAGGATGCTGCTCAAGGCGCAGCGCGCAGGAACTGGCGCAATGATCATTCGCCGCGAAGCACTGCTTGACTTCCGCGAGAAGTATCCAGACCGCTGGTATCTTAACACGCTGACGAATCAGCGCCTTACCGAATTCTTCCGCTTCATGGTGCATCCAGAAACGAAAGAGCACTGGGGAGAGGACTTCGGATTCTGTATGGATATGCGCGCAATCGGATACGATGTCAATGTCCTCGTAGATGCACGCACCGTTCACCACGGGTCGTTTGGATACGAGACCGATTTCGCAAAGCTTGCGACGAACTACATGGAGGGAAATCATGAGTGACTTGATGGAGCTGCTCCCACTCCTCAAAGAGGGCGAGCGTCTGTGGCTGATGGAGTACATCAACGAAAGCGAAGAGTGGTCGGTGACGACGCGACGCTGGGACCCAGAAGCTGAAAGCGAGGATAGCGCGCTGGACTACCTTTTTCACGGAAGGGAGTCAGAGCGAGGCGCATGGGTCGGATATCGAAACGCGCGCGGAGAAACGCCGTACGACGCGCTGAAAAAGTTGGTGGAAAATGAGTAAGTGGGCTGAATTTGCTGTCTTGACGTTTGAGGCCGCAGACGAGGTGGTTCAATCGTTCGGCTTTATCATTCACGGCATTCACCGCGCAATGGTCGATAACGACTGGATGGCGGTTGCCCACAACCGGAAGGGTCGAATGGTGTCCGCCAGGGGCAGAAACCCGCATGAGGCGGTCTGCAGGCTCGCGTGGGAGCTCACCATACGGGAAGAGAATCAACAGGGCCGTACGGGCCGCAAATAGGCATTTCCGGGGACTTTACAGGCCCCTTGTGGGTCGCTTATAGAACCCCCAATTCCCCGCAACTATAAAAAATCCCCCGCGTCCCTAGCCGCACAGGGGGAGGGGGGGGTCTTGGACGCATTCTGGGGGTTGGGTGCACCCTCCGGGTGCATCAGCCACCCCAAAGATGCTGCGATTTACCCCTGTGTGATGATGGGTGCAGCGGCGCCGCTGTGGCGCGGCACAATCGTAGGAGGTACACGCTATGTTCGGACTGCTTCTCGCAATCGCCGCGGTGATCGGCGCACTCGTTGGATTCTTCTCCGCGTCATTCGTTGGCGCAATCGTTGGCGCACTCGCTGGCGTCGGCGCGTACGCTTTCGCTTTCTCGCTCTATCTCTTCGGCGATCACTTCGCCGCGTTGCGATGGAGCGAAGGCGAGGTGGAAGAGTTGGAGGGCGACTTCGTGCGCTTCTTCGCTCTCTTCGTTGCGGCGATCATCGGCAGCGCGGCTGCCGCGTGGATCGCGGGCGCGAGCGATGCGCACTCTCTCGCAATCGGATTCGCCACGGGCGGCGTGGTCTGGGTGGCAATCGTAGCAGCGGATGAGATCGATACGGCGATGCGCCGCCGCTACAACGCCTAGCACGCACTCGCACGCAACACCCCGCACCACCTGGAACGCCAGGTGGTGCGGGGATTCTTTTTGCCCTGCGTCAGGCCGGAGCAGCGTTTAGTGGCGGTCGCGCCCCCCGTAGAGGAATATAAGTATAAATATATAAGTAAGTAAGTAATAACATAATAAGTAATCTGAATAGCAAACTGACTGACCCAATAGTTCGATGGTGGCCCCTCCGGGGCCTACGACGACGCCAAAAGAATCTCTATAATAGACTGAGAGATGATGAGGGCGAGCCACCGAAGGCTCGGAAGGGAGAATACGACAATGGTCGAGCGTATGGTAGTTCGCCGTAGCGATGACGAAGTGTATAGCGTCATCGTTCACGACGAAGTGTACGACGAAGTACTTCGTCGATACGACGCAACACTATCGTCAGTAGACAATCGGCTGATGCTGATTCTTACTGATGAGCGTGGACGCGCACGATACTTCGAAGGGACTGAAGCGTTCCAAGTGCTTCAGTCTGACGGAGTGTTGCGCGAGTTCCCCGCGTACTGGCGGAAGCAGTTCCCGAAGTACGCACCGTTCACAATCGCATCGTAGTAGCGCGGGGAGTGCGGCGCGGATGCCGCACTCCCCGCAATGAAGGGAGAATCGCAATGAACGAAGGCAAGCACTACAATCCAGTCGAGTGGAAGTTGGTGTATCAGCACCGCTCATCGCTGACGGATAGCGAGAATCGTACTAGAATGGAAGCAGAATCCGATAGGGTATCGGATAGAATCGTGAAGGCTATCGGTGCGCTTCGTCAGAATCGCCCGAACACTTGGCTCGATGAACTCGATACTCGCGCATTCTTCATTCTGAAGGATGCACTCGATCCTATCGGATACGAAGTGCTTCATCAGGACGAAGGCGGCGCGTGGATTGTTCGTGAACGATGGAACGCATCAGTGAACTGGAACGCGCAACTGACCATCGTCTAGCACTGGCGTACGCAACCTACCCCGCACTGCTCGGAGCGCCGAGTGGTGCGGGGATTCTTTTTGCCCTGGTGGCCTCAGTTAGACCGCGGCACCCCGTGCTGCTGTTCTATCTGTAACTCACGGAAGTAAT